TGCCACCGCTTCGGCAATGGCATACTTCATTCTTCCAAAAGACAGCTGCAGAGTCAGCAGCGCGTCCGCCAGTTCCTTGCCGAACCGGGTCACCGTTTTTTTGTAATCCTCGAAACCGCCAATAGAGAACGCATCCTTTACCCCTGCTGCAACGGAGGAAAGCACCTGTTCAAGTCCCGTTAAGGCTGCTGTAGCCGCTTTGGATCCAATCTCGAGCAATTTAGTATTGATTTTAATGTCTACAATTCCATTGCTCTGTGTCACAATTTCACCTCCATCTGCTTTATGATGGCAAGCATAAAACAATTATTATCTTGCAATTATTTCACCTATCCTTTATAGTAAAAAGAAAAGGAGGAATGGTTATGCGTTGTAGTTATTGTGGTGTGGAGATCACCGATTATCCGGAAAGCGGTATTTGCACCCACTGCGGTGGCAAACTGCCTCCTCGTCCTGTTGGGATCCGCTGCAACGCCTGCGGTGCCTATTCCGCGGGTAATTTTTGCTCCGTCTGCGGCCGCAGCCTGAATGGTACGGCTGTTCCCCAGCAGCCGCCACAGCCAATGGTGCAGCCGGTGTACATTCCCGTCCAGCAAATGCCCTATCAGCCTGCCATCAGCTGCCCCAAATGCTGCAGTAGTCAGATCACCCGCACCAAGAGAGGCTTCCGCTGGGGTCTTGGTATTCTGGGTTTTTTCCTCATTCCGGGTTTCGGTATTTTCCTGGGTTTCTGCGGCAGCAAAAAGCCTATGATGAAATGTACCGCCTGCGGCCGGAAATGGATACCCGGCTAACCTAATACTCTCTGCAATCGCTCCTGCTCCGCCAGTTCGCTGGCGGAGTATTTTTTGCGCATCGTTACCTGCTGCTTGTTGCGTCGGTAGTATTCCTTTTCCCAGTCTTCCAGTTTTTTGCCCCGGCGCAGTTTATCCCGGATCCCAACCAGCGTGGAAAGGGTTCCCTCGCCGATACTATGAAACCATCCCAGAAACGTCCACCAGTGCAGATAAGGAAGGGACCGGATCTCCTGTCCCGCCACCTTGTTCACATCCGCCACGATCACCTGGGCATCGGCCTCCCAGTCTAAAAGCTGGGGGCCGGGATCTTTTTCTTCCTCCTGTCCGCAGCAGATGAACCACCGGAAATACTCCGCCGCCTCGGGAAAGTCTCCGTCCGGGATCTCCTGCTCATAAAAAAGGGCCAGGGCGATCCGCCACCGGAGAAACTCCGGGTAGGATTCCTCCTGCAGCCAGGAGAAAATTTTCAAGATCTCCCGGTAATCCGTGTGCAGATCATAGATCTTGCCGCCAATGGTTGCCGTTTTCGGAAGTTCCCAGCCGGTCATACCTTGCCGCGGCTTCTGGCCGCCACATCGCCTGCACAGCGCTTTGCGCCCTCCACCAGCACAGGCTCCAGTGCTTCAAATAGATTGGTGACCACACGCTCCCCATTCTCCGCCACAGCCAGCAGATTCACACCGCCCAGCAGCTTGTGAAAATCATTGTCCGCGCCGAAGACCCAGTTGAGGATCCCCTTCATCTGTTCATCGGCCCGCGTCATCAGCTTCACGATATCTGCGCCTTCTGCATTTTCTGCCTGTCGGGTCAGTTCTTCTTCCACCGCCTTCAGCTTCTCCTCTGCCTCCAGAAACCGGGCATACAGGTTGGGATCGCCGGGATGAAAGCGCAGAATACCGGCACCGTTGATGCGGTAACTGCGGACACCGGAATCAAATTGAATCTTCTCCATAATTTCCTCCTTTTTAACATGGTCATTGCGAACCAGCCCACAGGCTGGTGTGGCAATCTCCCGGACCTTCACAAGTCCATAGGAGATTGCCACGTCGGTCTTCGACCTTCTGGCAATGACAGCGTTTTTTCTTACGCAGCCGTAAAGGTCTTGGTGGATACGTTGAAGGTACCCTTCACCTTTTCGCCGGTGTAGTGGATGGTGAAGGGGATCTGGTAACCGGTGGTATCACCGCCATAGCTGGTGACCTCGATGTACACCGTCTCCTTCACCGCGCCGTAGGTACCTGCTTCGCTTTCCTCCCACAGCTTTACATCCACCACATCTGCCTTCAGCGCATCCAGCACCAGGTCGCCGTCGATGATCTCCTGCAGACGGTTAAACAGCTGGGAACCGGCCTGGGCATAGAAAGGCTCTACTGCCGCAGTCTTCTCATAACCGGAGATCAGAACACTGGATTCACCAAGGATGTTCTTCTTGGTCTCCACCTGGGCAGACATCTCGGGGGAGAATTCCTCCAGGTCCTGGCCCAGGCGCTCATAGACAGCCTCGCCATCCTTGGCTGCATTGATAAAATGGGCCATATACTTTCGTTCGATTTTTGCCATTTCATTCACCTCTATAAATTTTTGTAAATTCGGCGGTCAAATGCATGGTATACATGCTGCTTCCCACCTGCTTGTGGCTGTCAAGTTTGCCTTCGAATGCCCGGATCCGCTCGGTTCGGGGTTCGTCGCCAAATTTGGGAGTCTGACCCAACCTGTCCTGCTCCGCCACCCAGCTTTGAAAGTCCAGCAGCCACTGGGCATTTTCCTGGTTCCCGGCGGCAGTTCTTCGTAAGACAAAGGCACAGCTGTAGCGGACCTTCACATTGCCCAGTACATCTTCCCGGCGGGACAGTTCTGTGATGCCTCTGGGGTACAGGCCGGAATTACCGGGTACGCTGTCGGCGTAGTCAAACTGAAGCGTTCCCTCCCATTTGGGGAAGGCTTCCAGCCACTGCTTCATTTTCTCCAGCATTACAGCGTCTCCTTTCTGTTTCCCGCCTCCCAGTGGGTGATCTCCCCCTCCCAGAAACAGGGTCTTGCGAAGCTCACTTCGAAAAGCTCCGGGATCAGGGCAGGCAGGAAGGTATCCCAGTCGGCATCTGCCGGGCCAATACCGGCAAAGATCCGGTCACCGGGCTGCAGAGGAACATCTCCGGGAATGATCAGCAGGAATGTCTTCTCCATGCTCTTCCCGTAGACTTCCGTGGGCGTGCTGACAGCGCAGGACAGGTGGCAGTTCTCTGCCACCTTCCGGCTGATCCCCTCCCCTGTCTTCCGATAGATGGTCACCGTCTGATCGCACAGGCTGTAATCAAAGGGATTCACGCCCTCACCCCCCGTGAGATCTCCAGATAGATGGATGCCTTTTCATACAGCTCCCGCTGCAGCTGCTTTTCTGCCCGTTCTCCGCTCTCATAATGGACGCTGACCTCACCGACGGAAGC